CCCGGTTGTTAATCGGGCCAAAACGGTATACTCTACTTACCTTTAAGTAGTATTATCCACGCCGCCATTGCAGTGCTGGCAGTTTTGACAGCATTTGTAAAGCGAAAAACATAACGGAGGTTGACTCGGCCTTTACGTAAGGCCTCCCTCTGGCGCTTAGCCTTAGAAAGAAGGACAGCATCTTTTGCTTGTCTTTCCACTTCTTTAAGGTCTTCAAGACCTGGTGTCAGAGCCGTTTCAAATAGTTCGGTCGTGGGCAAATTTGCTTTTTCACCCCATTCATGATGGGGGTTTGCCTCACGGAATGCCTGTATTTCGGCATTCACATATTTTACTAAACCAGGTGGGTTATACTGGAACTTCCATGAAACTACATTATGGTGCAGCAACTCTGATCCAACTAGAGAAGCCGCTACCGTAGTATTCATCCTCGGATTCTTCTTAAGGAGTTTTCTGTAGGCAGCGATCATGTCGGGATCCTTCCCGTCATTGAGCATCTTAAGTAACAAATGCTCTGGGACGCCGCCCTCCTTATAATTCGGGGCTTTGCGACCTGTCATTAGCTCAACTTGTCTCGGTTTTCTGAGATATAAAGCTAATAGACGTCTAGCGCGAAGGTTATCACCTAATTCTTGAAAAAGAATTAACCGTTCTCGGAAAGATTTACCTCTTTTCTTCAAAGAAGTCCTGTCAACAGCCTTTAAGCCATATTGGCGTATTAAGCCTAACGGATCATTCTGAATGTCAAGAGGGGAAGCTTTGTAGACTTTCCCATTGCCATGTTTGTCGATAATTCTGCCGACAAACTCCGCTATCGTATGACTAAAAAGGGATTTTGTATAATTGACGGGCACGCCGTGTCTCGAAAGGATTTTCAAGACACTCTCCTCGTACTTAGACTCTATTACTAAGTCGTCCCCTACTATGGCAAATGCATCCTTTGCCCCTACCGACCGGTAGAGTTGGAGCAGCCAAACTGTAAAGAGCGGGAAAGAGCCGTTAAGCCCCATCCCATGGCCCCTTGTGTAAGAGGCATACAGCTTCTCATAAGGTGTCCACCATTTCCCTCGGGAAATCTGGCCGAAGACCTTAAGGTCTTCTTTAAGCCAGGGGAACATCGTCGCAGCAAGAGCCAGCTGCGGTAACATAGGTATGTTATCCGTAGCGGAATCAAGGTCAACGGAAGACAGCACACATCCTTGTGTTAACTTTCGGTGCACCCATCTTGCTCCGGCCTCTTGGTCGAAGACGAAACATTCGGGCTGATTCTTCAGATACGAAAATAGCGTGTTCGATAGCCTTGAACATGCTAGCTGAAGAATCCGGAAAGCGTTAACTACCGCTCTTTGCTTAAGACCGCGATCCTTGGTTAGGATCGTATACGAACCAACCACATCACCCTCATAGTCCTTACGGGCCATGAGCTCCATGTAATACTCTATAGGAGGTAACGATTCGCCAACTAACGGCTTGAAAAAGTCGTAGTATGACACTAGTAGACCAGGACAGTTGTCCAGCGACTTCAAGTGTTCCTCGTGGCTGACTAAAATTTCAGCCCGTTTTCGCTCAAAAGAGAGCGGAACGAGAGTCGTACTCAACGGATACTGGCACGTGAATCCGATTTTCTTTAAGGATTCGCACTGGTACAAAGTTGATTTCGGCAAACGATACATGAAGTAGTCTACCGATTCAGGTCGCGCAGAGATACTCTTGACTGAGTCAAGGTATTCGTCCAGGCCTGGTTCTGGCGCTCTAAAGAGTCCGTAAAGTTTCAAGACTCTCAGGGCTGACAGGAATCCAGATCTGCCGCGTTTCGACAGGGTCGACAGTGGTCTAAAGGGACCCACCCATGTCCCATCTCGATGGGTTCGAAATGGCGAAGTATCCGGTTTAAGCAACGCTTGGAAGCGAAGCTTCAAAACCTTAACCAAATACTTCGGTCCGTTATTTTGTTCTATTCTTCTCAAGTGCGAATAGAGAGCACGAGCTGCAGCAGGCGAGACTTTATTACCGAAAAGTACATTGAATATATCCGTTCGATGCTTGTCGAGATAGAGTTTTGTTTCCATCAAGTTCTCCTTCCAGGGGAAGTTGAAAGCTGCGGTATGTACGACTACCGGAACGGTGCCGCCCCCCTTGGGG